TGGTTTATACTCATGATCGTTATGCTCCTTAAATGCATCTCCGTATACTTGACAAGAACTGTAAACATCTAATGTTATGTTAGGATCATCAATCTCTTGCATAGCACCCAATACAACATTTAATCCTCTCCAAGGTGTACAGTGGTGTATTAATTTTATTGGATCACCTTTCTTATATACTTTTCTTTTTGGAAAATTATCAGTTCCATTTTTAATAACTACAGATTTGCTTTGTGGTATATTAAAGAAATATCTAAATTTTTCATAGTTCCAATGACTGTTAAAAACATACCAATCATATTCATCATGTCTTTCAGGGTTACCAAAAAACTCTTGTAGGTTACCTTGGTCAAAAGAATTTTTTTGCCACAATAAATTTATTTTGTTTGGATCTAAAGGAACTTTGCCTGGTATTGATGTGCAGATTTGAACTTTATCTAAAAGATTTTTTGAGACGTATTTATTCAACATCTCATGTTGTAGCTCCGTGGCTCCTCTTGGTAACATTATTTTTTAGTTTCTGATTTTAAACTTATCTTAGTTACCTTAATTTCTAAATCTTGTCTAAAGTCTTCTGCAGTTGTATCCGTATTTGGATCAGCAACATCTGCATCAAACTCTGCTTTGTCAGCATATACTTTACCAGTTCTTTTATGTTTAACAACTTCAATTGCTGTTGCTGGTATTGTTGGTATATCTTTACTCATAATTTGTCCTATTCAATGTTTATAGTTAATGATAATTTATCCTCATCTTTATTATAAACCATATGGTTTGTTCTCTTAGGTATAATACAAACTTCTTGTGGTTTCAATACAAATTTTTGTTCTCCTATTTGCCAATGAGACTGTCCATAGATTTGTTTTACTATAACGGAATATTCATGTTGATGTAAGTCAAAACTTGCTTTTTTACCTGGTTTTGAAAGATAAAAATTTCCCCACGTATGCCAACCAGTTTCTTCTCTAACAATATGATCTATGTTTCTTAACTCTTCTGTAAGGTCAAGAATATTTATTAAAACAAAAGTAAATCCTTTATCATAATATTCTTTCCACTTATCAAACATTAACTCTCCTTTCATATCAAAAAATCTTTCCGATTGAAATCTTGCTAGTGAGTCTATCATTTCAATTGATGAATGACCTAAATTATTTTTAAATGGCCATCTACGAGTTATTTTTAAAAAATTTAATATATCTTTTTCTTGTAAGGGAATATTTATATTTTTGATTCTTTCAGCTATGCTTTCAAGATTCATTAATTTACGCGACCTTGCTTATTGTATTTTTTATAGTCACGCTTCTCATTTTTATTTAATCTCTTTTTATGACGGCCAGGACGTTTTCTAGGTTTTGGTCTTGGAGTAAAATATTTAAATTTCCTAGCCATTCTCCTGCGATCTATCTATCAAGGCATATGATATGACACCTTCAACTTGAGCTGTCCCTTGTGCTTTTATACCATCTCCACCTTCTAAATTTAAAACTTGATTAGCTGCTTGTTCAGTTGTTTTAGTCGCCATTGATTTTTGAAAAAATGTAAAGTCAGCTCCAGCTGAAGAATCTCTTAATTTACAAGTTGCAACAACAGATCCAGAACTAGTGTTTGTAATTGATACACTTTTTACAATCGCTGCCGCTGTGGTAGCGATAGTTAATACAGTTGTTAGGGTTCCTCCTGCTAAAGCGAAACCTTGATTTTTATATTGTATGGTCATGATAAAAAATAATTAAATGTGTCTACTTCGTTCTTCATATCAAATTGAAAAGAAAAATTCAATTGTGATTTAAGAGTATCTAAAGCTTCAAGTATTTGCCTTTGATTGGATTCTTCATATGTAGGTTTAGGTTCTGGTATATAAATATTTATTTTTGCCATAATATTTTATTACGATCGTCTTGGTCCGCCTGGTCCTCCAGGTCCCATGCTTTGACCACCAACTCCTTTATCCATATCACCTGGTCCAGGTTTTCCTCCGCCTCCTTGGTAGTTTTGTCTGTTGTCGTCTTTTGTAGTGTAGTTTACTTTAGGACTAATTCTTTTCTTTATATCTTTTATGTTTCCGCTTCCTCCTGCTTCAATATCTTTTTTAATTAAATCAAGATTTACTCTGTCATTTATCTGTCTAGCAGCAAGTACATTATATCTATTAAGTAAATTAGATATATCTTTACCTTGTTTTTGTAACCTAGGTATTCCTATTTCTTTTATTGTGTTCATTCTTTTAGTGTATGCTTTATCTAAACCAACAGTAGTAGGCTCACCGTACTTGCCTCCAGTGATCATATTTAAAAAACCTCCACTAATAGGACCGTAACCTTGCATAATATCTCCCTCACCTATTCGACCCATACTGTCTGTACTAGTTCCGTAAGTTTGATCGAAATAACCTCTAGCTGCATTCATGTAAGGATCAGCTGGTAACACAGCACCTAATATATTAGCTGCCATAGGAAGCACTCCAAATTGTGCTATTTGTGCCAAACCTGATTTTTTAGCTACGTTATCCGCTACTTTCTTTTGAACTATACTTTTAGCAGTAGATTTTAATGTCTGGTCCTGATCTACTGTTTGAACTCCAGATGCCATTTCTCCTTGCATTCTATAATTTCTGTAATTATCGTAATTACCAAACCTAGCTTGTAATGCTGGTTGTGCTAAATAATCTGCTAAAAATTCATCATTCATATTTTATCTCATACCATCTGGTTGTGTGTCAGCTCTAAAGGTTCCATATCTCCAACTTTGGTTTGTAGAGGTATTCTCTACTTTTAAACTAGCAAATCTAGCTCTAGCTCTAGTATCTACTTTACTAGTTGTTGAGTTGATTGTAAATGGTCCTAGTGGAGAAGATGATTCGTTGTCCGTTGGAAAGTCTTTCAAAAGAATAGATATTTTAGCGTCTCCCGTTAATAATTTAAAATCTGGCACGAATCTTCTCATACTCATAAAAAACTGACCTTGGCCCTCTAAGTCAAGATCAAAATCACCCGATTGTATAAACGAAGTAATAGCTGTTGATGTTCCAAAGAAGTCGACTTGATTGCTTCCTATCTCTTGGGCATAGTATGTGCTTGCTCCATTTGTATTTGTTACACCCTGTATTGTTGGAAATGTGGGTACTCCAGATGTTATGTATTGAGTAGCGTACGGATTATCATAAAGTCTTGCATCTATGTATGAAGTTCTTGCTAATGAACCTGTTACCCAAACCTGTTCATTATAATTATAAGTTACAACTCTATCAATTTCAGCTGATCCTGCTTTAGGATAAAACCAACTTATCTCTCCATATAAACTATTGAGACCAGTATAAATTAATTCTTCGGCATCAAAATTTAAACCTAGATTGTCAGCATCAGATGTAAATACAAAGTCTTCTACTAAACACGGTATTGATTTAACTGTACCATCGAATTGAAAGAAACCTCCTGATCTTCCCATCCACCAAACAGATCCATTGACATACTTAATTGCATGTTGGCCTATTAATCCACAGTTAGATCCAACTTGTCTTATAGAAAATGTAAAAGGCGGTCCTACGAATTGCATTTGATATGCAGATGTGTCTGTAACTATTAATATATAATCTTTTGCTTTAGCACATCCTACAATTTGTGTGCCAGAGTCGAGTCTTAAAGTTCCTGCAGTATTAATTGATGTAGGAATATAATCACCTGTAGTTTCTTGATCTGAAAACCTGATAAACATTTTGTCTTGTGAGTTACTACTTCCGATTGTAGATTCAGTTCCCATCATAATTAAATGTCTATCTCTTTCAGATACCATTGACATCACTGAAGCAGTAGGTGCATTACTAATAACAGTTGCTCTGGTGCTTAACGCATTATTGTTTGCAGCAATAGGATTCCATTCAAAAGATTCTCCATTTTTTATAGTTGCAATTAACTTCTGTCCAAAGTTATCAAATGACCATGATGCAGGGTCAAGTACAACAGTTGATGATAATGATGCAACTCCCCAACCTAGAAATACTTCAACAGAAGATCCATTGTTGTGTGCTGATCTTGTACCTGCAACTGCTCTTGTTATCCCAGTCAAATTATTACCATTGAGTCCGGTGTATGAAATAAATTCAGCTCCAACTTTAATAGTTCCTGTAGTTGGAAAGTTAGTAGTGCCTGCTAAAGTAATTGAGGTACCCGTTCCTCCTGTTCCAGCAGTGTCATCTTGTAGAGCACCATTTAATGTGCTGATAACTCCAGAGGATCCTCCCCATCCCGATGTTCCATAACCATATCCTGCGCTTTGGTTTATAGGTCCAACTTTTTTGTAAGGTGTAATAGTTGAAGTTCCGCTTGCTGCTACTGTAGTTCCAGCGTTAGCCGACATAGTTATTGTAAAAGTATCAATCGTAGGAACAGTGACTACTTCGAATGTGTTAGTGGTAAAATCTGATGCTACGTATCCTGCTCCTGTAGGCGGTGTTACTGAGCTAAATAAAAATAAATCTCCTGCAGAAAAACCATGACTTGTTTTGTTAACGGTCACAGTAGGACTGTTGTTTACAGTAGTAAACGTAAAACCTGTAACAGAGGATGATAATGGAGTAACATCATACAAAGCTCCTTGGTAATAAATTACTAAAACTCTGTTTGTTCCTAATGCAACATATTTCCTGCCCTCTAGATCAGCCCAATCAAGCTGTTCTCTTACAGGACCACATATGGTGCTATTGGTGATTTGCTGCCAACCACCTATTTTTTCTGGTAAACCATACCTAAACCTCACGTTATCACCGTCAGTCCATTGACCTTCAGCTCCTACTTCAGTTACTTGTTTATTAAATCCAGGTCTAATCTGTACACTATTTAAAGGCATAAGACATTATACTATAAACACTTTAGGGTTTAAACCTTAGGGTTGTCTTTAGGTTCTTCTGTTTTTACCACTTGATCAGGTTTTGTTGTAATACCCTTTATTTTATCGTTAAAATCTAAGTGCCATTCAGCTACAATATGTACTAAATGATTACCAAAATGTTTTAACGCTTCAGGAGTAAAATGTAACTTACCAAATTTGTTTATAATTTGTTTTTCATTATCATCAAAAATTATGTCAGCAGATCCATCTTTTTTATATCTTTGAAATTTCATTTCTTTACAGGTACTTCTTCGAACTGTCCTTTTCTCTTTTTCATTTTAGCTTCTAGTTTTGCAAGGTATTCATTTCTTAAAGCGAATTGTGGTCTCTTATCTCTCTCCCATTCTGCATGAGGACCATCTTGATCAACATAATGTAAAAACCCCTGAGCGTGCCAGTCTCCTGTAAAAGGTTCTCTCCAATGTTTTACTTGTGTCCCTAAATATAATACTGCATCTCCAGTTTGTAATTCAATTTCTTTATCTCCTACAAAAAAAGGCCATGAAGTTCCATCAGATCCAAACATTACAGTAACACTTATTTCACAAGATTCTCTATCTTTGTGCGGTTTTAATTCTGCATTGTAAGTATACATTCTCCAAAAAGAATAAGTAGGAAACAATTTTAATCCACTTTCTTGCTCCATTAATTTTGTTTTTGAGATTAATAAACCTTCTGTAAGTGGATCTGCGTAAATAGAAGTGTCACCATTATTATTTTGTTGAAAGTCATTTAATTTAATATCATCAAAATTAATCTTATGTCTAAGAATACAATATTCTTTGATAAGGTTTGCTTCTTCTATTGTAATAAAGTTCTTAACAACTTTATATCCTATATCTTTTAAAGTGCCCATGATACTACTGAATACCTAACTCCTTTTGTTACTGGTGCTACGCAATGTGGAAACATAAAATTACTTGGCCACACTAACATTCTATTTGGTCTTACTTCTATTTTATATTCTCCAGAGCCATCTGTATTCATAAAGTTTAGATGACCTCCTTCGTAATCATCATTTAATAATAAAATACAACTATAAGTTCTAGGGTTCTCATGAAAATGATCAGTATGATATTTATAAAAACCTCCGACTTCATACTTCAATACTGTAATATCGTTTACAAATGATGGACTTATTAATCCAGGTAGTAGTTTTAAATCTTTACCATGTTTTTCTATATAAAATTTAAAATATTTATGTAACAAATTACACCAATGAACTTCTGACATACATTCGGATAAATTATTTAAAGGCTTGTTGTATGTATTTCTAATGTTAAAATCTATTCTTTCTGATTCCCCACCACCTACAATAGCTTGTTCAAATTTTTGACTATTTATCCACTTTAATAAACTACTTAAAACATGCCATGGTATTGCACCATCATTAACTTGTACGTAATCTTTTATTTCCATTTTTGTTTATTCCAAAATTTATTCTTATATCTTTGCCATAAATCTAACCTGTGCCATAATTTAACAGCACCTAGTTCTTCTGTTGTTTTTTCAACTAATTTCATTTCCCAACTTTCTTTTTTAAAAGGTATAATCTGTACGTAAGGTGTACCTTTATTAATCTTTGTTTCTAGTTCAGGATATTTATCACCATTTACAACAAATGGAAAATTTATTTCAGAAGTAAATGTATCTGTATCTACTATTCCAGGTATTATTGAGAATCTATCATCTGCATTATTTAATGGTGGTACGAATAAACATGCATATCCAGGAGGTGTTTTTATAAGCCAAGGATTCAAAAATTTTAAATAAGGTAATTTTTTATTTTTTTGTTCATGAGGTGAACCTTTTAATTGATGAGTATCATGCACATCTCTTTCATGAGTATTAAAATTTAGTTGTAAACTATCACACCATGTCTCTTTACCTCTAAGTCCCCATCTGTGAAAAGTTCCTTTTGTTCCATCTGGCATTTCTTTATTGTGATGAAGATATAGATCTTGAGGTGTTTTTAATAAATAACCTGTAGTTAATGTATCCAAAAAAGGCATACATGCCTTAATCGAAGGATTAGCCATATGATTATCTAACTCTTTATACCATTTAGGTATGTTAAGTTTTATTGGTATTGGTAACTCCTGTTTAGATCCAACATATTCCTTATGTGAAGCAAACTCGATTACTTTCATGTAACGAGTTATATATTATTTAAGGAAGTTGTAAAACGTTTAATGAAGTTTGCCCATTGTCTGCGTAATACTTCTCAATAGATGTTTGTGTTGGGTAAGTCCAACCACTAATATCTGTAGATTGTAATTGAGATTTATATGCAGTCCAAGTTGATGCTTCAGAGTTTTCTGGATAATCAGCAAGCCATCTATCAATAGCATCTACTGATGTATCTATCTGACTTTGAATATCTTCCTGCATGTATCCAGGAGCATTTCCAGAAGCTGGATCAGCTTCTGTTGGAGCTATGTCTTGCCAAACAATAGTATCACCATTGTAGCTATCAGCTCTTTTTACTCTGTATTTTACATCATCAAATTCAGAATCAGTTACTGCAATAACTTTATAAGCTGAAGATGATGGAATTACTTTTGATAAAGCAGTATCATCAGCTGCCATACCTGAAACAGTTCCGGGTATTCCGGAAGCATCGTTAGCAAAAATTATATAAGCCATTATGCGTCTCCATCGTTAGCGAAGAACAGTAATCTACCTGGTTGACTTGGACTTTGGTTGTTACTGTCTCCAATTAAGTAGGTTGCTGGACTCCATGCTTGTTGATCTGGTGAAGTACCAGAAAAGTTTCCTGAGGTACCTGCGGTTCCAGATGTGTTCCAATTAGGCGGAGCATTACCACCATTACCGCCATTGATTGTAATAGTTCCTGGTCCTAAATCGATTGTTGTAGCGTTTCCTGCGTTAGAAGCTGCGCCTTTAAAATTTCCGTGTGGATTAGATCCTTGGTTACCACCAGATCCCATAGAATAAGGAACTGAGTTTCCAGGTTGAACAATTGGTGAGTTCCAGTATCCATACGCACCAAAGCCACCATCTCTTCTATCTCCTGGGTTATCTCTGTTTCCAGGTCCAGGTCCACCAGATGCTCCATACATATAAAAGTTAGCAACATTTCCTGTTGTTGAAATATTTCCAGAGCCACTGTTTTTAATTCCGTGCCAGTATTCTGTGTTACCACCTGCTTGTCCACTTGATGCAGCAGTAATTCTACCTTGAGCATCTACAGTGATTGAAGCCACTGTGTAAGAAGCAGCAGAAACTGTTGTGTTTGCAAGTTGATCAGCTCCGACTGCATCGTCACCAATTTTTGCTTGAGTCACAGCATCGTCTGCAATCATGTCAGTAGCAACTTGTACTTCACCGATAGTTCCAGCAGAAGCTGCTCCTAAAACTCTATTAGCAGTTGTAGTGTCTTGCATTTTTGCAAAAGTTACAGCGTCATCTGCAATCTTAGCAGTTGTTACAGCGGAAGATGCAATTTGTGCAGCAGCCACTGTGCCACCTAAAGTGTCTAAAGAAATTTCTTTAAGATTTGTTCCATCAGAATACGCAGCATAAATTTTTTGTGCGTCTGGAGAAAATCCAGTTCCTGATGCAGTTTTGATTGTTAAGTTAGTTGGGTTAGTTACACCAGTACAATCAAAGATATAAAATTTTTCTATTGAATCTGGTATTGTACAAACAGTTGATGCGCCTGCCGTAATTGTAGCAAATTTGATTATCATGTTTCTAGCATTTGATAATGCTGCATTAGACATTGCTAATGCTAAAGTTGAACCACTTGAAAGTGTTACTTGTTCAAAACCTGATATAGCTTGTTGAATTAAATTTAAATTTGTATTTGTTTTATCACCCCATGTACCAGCGTTTTCACCGGTTACCATAAGTTCTAGTTTGAGATCACTCGAATAACTTGATGCCATAAAAATTCTCCTTAATAAGTTCTAATTTTACATTACTCAGGCTGCTAAATCAACTACACTCCATGTATTATTTACGCCTGTTTCGACTTCGTTCCAGGACGTTATTTTAGTATTTCCTGTAGTTGCTGTCAACGATATGCCCGTAGGGAATACATTAGCATTTGAAACTGTGCCTTCTTCTCCCATTGATAAGGTCGCCTGAATTCCAGAAACACCAACCATTTGAGCAGGTACTTCAGATACTGTTCCTATCGATGTAGTTAATTGTTGTCCGGTAGCCGTTTCTACTGTGCTTTGCTCAAGTGATATAGTTCCTTGAGTAAGTGTAGCTTCATTTCCGCTAACGTCTACTGGAGTATTTTGGAAACCTTCGGCAGTACCTACTGATGCACCTAATTGTTGTCCGGTAGCCGGTTCTACTGTTGACTGAACCAAACTAAAGTTACCAATAGAAGTGTTCATCGTATGCTCACTTACAGTAATTGATAAATCAGCATCAGCTTGTGTTGAATAAACTCCAAGGGTCATATTTGCTTGTTGACCAGTTACAGAAACGACAACATCAGTAAATGCAGTCTCAGAACCTAGAGAAGAAGTTAATTGTAAACCTCCAGTATTTATAGCTGAGTAATTTACACCCCAACCTAAGTTACCATAAGTATCTCTACCCCATCCTTCTCCTATCAAGAAAGTCGGATCAATAGTTGTTTGTCCTGCGCTTGGTGTTAAAGTGCCAGCAGTGGTTACAGGTACTCCCACGTTAATAGTTTCATCACCCAAGCTCATTGTTAATTGTTGACCCGTAGGTATTAAGTCTACAGAGGTACCACCAACAGCTCCTGCATTTGTAGCTGTTAATTGTATTCCAGTTGCGTTAACAATTGCATCGGCTTGAGTTACTGCATTGCCAATTGACAATTGTGCTTGTTGACCAACAATAAATAAGTGAGCTTGTAAATCACCCCATCTGTTTTCACCCCAAGTATCACCTCCCCAACCTTCTTCAATGATTGCTTCAACAGTTACTGAGCCTATAGAAAGAGCTGCTTGTTGACCAACGACCATAGCATCTGGTTCAGGGTCAACATTACCAACTGAAGATGTAAGTGTTAGTGATGCTGGCGTTACTTCTTGATTTATGCTTACACTGGTTGAGCTTATTGTTGTAGCTGCTTGTGATCCAGTTACATCGACATCTGCGTTTGCTGCCGCTGTTGCATTTCCAACAGTTAAGGTTGCTTGTTGACCAACAATCTGTTGACCGATTTGGCCCCACTGAGAGAATCCCCATGTGTTAGCACCCCAACCATTATTTATTAATTCTATTCCAACTTGACCTGTAGATCCAGTAAGCTGTTGTCCTGTTGCTGGTTCATTTGTATTTAATTCAATTGTAAAAGATCCTTGTGAAAGTGAAGATTGAATTCCAGAAACTTCTACAGTAAAATCATTTTGATCTCCCCAATCTCCAGCACTCCATGATAGTAAACCCCAAGCATCTCCTGTAGGAGTATTAGCTTGACCTCCCATTCCAGCGTGATTGCTACAATAATAATAAAGTGTTGGTGCAGATTGAGCTACAACAATTTGTGTATAAGCTCCAGCATTACCTGGAGTTCCGTTTGTAGTTACACCTGTAGTGTAGGGAGTTGAGTTTCCGCTGTCACTTGAAAATACTAAAGGGTGACCGCCATTTGTAGCATCGGATTGATCAAATTTATATGTGCCGCCTTCGGCTAATTCTACTGTGGCTTGAAGAACACCATCAATATAATATTTGTTACCCGATCCAGGGTTAGAAACTGTTACAGTAAACGTTCGAGTTACAGACACTGAATCGGGCTCCTATCATTAAGCTATTCTTAAGATCGCTGCTGCCGTAGTAAACGCAGGGAACTGAATTGTAAATGTTCCTGCAGTCGCTGTTTTATCACCACCAAAATCTAGAACCGCTACAGCATCAGTAGTGTTAGAACCACCGCCCATAGTCGTGTTATAAATTAAAGCTCCTCTTGCTGTCAAAGTTACACCTGTGAATGACAGGTCAGCAAAATCAGTGATACCAACTCCTGACGAAACTTTTACGCCTGAATTAACAAGTGCTTTACCACCAGCTGAATAGCCAGAAGGTGAAGATACTTCGTTAGATGTAGCGTATCCAACAGTAGATGCACCTAAAGTAGCTGAGTTTGTGTACATAGCTAATTTAAAAGTGTCACCACCTGGATTTTGAAATTCGTGGTCTCCCATCAGCAATTCTTTTTTGAATGAATTGCAAATCGCATTAGTTGTTATTGCCATAGTTTATTCTCCTTAAATAGTTGTGTTTGGAGATGGTGAAGGTACCTTAACTCTTGGTACGCCATCATCATACTCCGCACGTCTTCTTCTGCCCATTTGTTGTAGAGCAAAATTTTGTGTTTCTTCATTATACTTGGTATTATAGAGCGTGTATAGGTTGTCGGGTCCTTTTAAAAACCTAAAAGCCTCAGCTAAAACCCCATGTAAAAGCATTGATTCTTGGTAAGTAGATAAGAAAGTATTTGTGCTTGAATCAAAATGTGGTGGATTTTTTATGTAATTTATTTGTACTACATTACTTGTTGAAGGTTCAGGAGCCACAGCTATATTAAAATCATCCCAATTTGCAAAGTATTTAGGCGATCCAGTAGCTCCATCATTATTAAATTCAGATATAAAACTAGTGTCTCTTTTCTCTAAAAATGTTCGAGTAGTGGTCGTTGCATTAGTTTGAACAATTGATTCTATTGATCTTAGAATCATACAATCTGAAGGAAGAGAAACGTATCTATTTGAAGCAGTAAAGTTAGAAGTTGAGTATTTTCTTAAATCATCATAGTCAACCTTACCTGCAATATCTAATTCAACATTTCTTATAAATTGATCTATTAGAGTGTCAGATAATACAGTGCTTGAAACCTCAGTGTAGTTTCTTACTTGTGTTAAAAAATTAGAATATGTAATAGCCATTATGTTATACTCACAGTTACATTGTTAATTGTGGCAGTAAGTTGTCTTTTTCTGTTTTGTAAAGATCCATTCTCAGGCTCCATGCTTGAAACAAAAGTAGTAATATTGTTAAAGGAAGTATTAAAGTTTTGAGTTCCAAAAGCAAATTGTCCAGGAAGACTTAGATTTGCTATGCCAACTGATGTACCACCAGAAGCAACAACACTAGAATCATTTGGTGCAAAGGTTGGATTCAAAGTAGACATAACTTGTGGTTGTTGGTATTTTTGAACTCTTGGATTTTGCAAAGCTATTGCATCTGCTGTAACTCTTCTTCTTCTAATCTGTGGTTGTTTTGGTTCAAATTCTGTATAATGAACTAATGATCCGTTCCATTCTTTAACCATTTCAGTATATGGAAATCTCATTCCTGATCTATCAGATATTGCGTAAGATTGTTTTCCTGTTGCGTATTTTGCCATTATGATCCTGTTGGGTAAAATGATTGTGGTGTTATAAATGTTGAAGTTCTTTGACCATCTTCATCTAAAGCTCTTTTTAATTCATCCTCATAAATCATTTTGTTTTGTTGAACTAATTGTGGTGCCATTTTCATTGATAGATAGTAACCCAAACCTGCTGCCATACAAGGCAAAAATCTATAAGCTACATCTGCTTGATTTGCATAAGCTCCCGCATCTTCTATTCTTTTTAATACATAATATTTAATTGCTTTGTAGGTACCCGCATCTGGTGCTTGGTATAAACTTATTTTTGGTGTTGTTTGTCTATCAACATAATATTGAGATGGTGTTCCAACAGATAATTTATTTGGAATTGCAGCATATGTAGATCTGTCAATTTTTGTCAAAGAAACATCTTGTGTTGAAGCACTATCGCTGCTCGCAACGGTTGTAGATATAAAAGCTTCTAATACATCGCTTACATCTGAAGCTACAGTATATGTAGCAGTTCCGTTCACTAATGTTTGTGAATCAAGTTCAACTTTCCAAAGATGAATACCTCTGTTACCCCATTCTGCAAAAAGTAAATTTAAACTTCTTCTAGCAGATTTTAAATCGTAACCAGAATTAGTTGTAACTCCACATCTTTGATATCCTTCTTGAATGATATCATCGATATCTAAATTAAAAGATGTAGTTCCTGATGTTGCCATTAAATAATATCCTTATCTTAATTTTCGTAAATCTTGTTTTGTTAAGTGTCTTCCACCATGCATTTTAATTCCATACTTCAAATCAGTTTTTGCATCTTTTCTTTTTCCAGCACCTCTTACACCTGATTTCATAATTTCAATGATAGATCTTCCACCAGCTTTCTTGTATGCTTTATAACCTTCTTTAATGCCCTTGGTTAGTAAACCACCCAACAACATTTTTTTATACATTTTTAAATCCTTTTAGTAATGGTCCATAATAATTAGACAAACTTTTGTTGTTTACTTTTTTACCAGCTATTTCTGAATGCATATAAGAACCTGAATATGGCTCTTCTTTAATTCTTGTTCCAGGAGCTCTTTCTGTGGTCTCAGCGAACTGAGCTCTACCCATAGCGGCTTTGACTACTTTTTTTCCTGCAGGTACGCAGTTTGGTACTAATCTACCACCTTTTTTCTTCATTCCTTTTTGGACATATCCATCCCAACAAGTGCCTTGTTTACTTTTCATATTAATCTCCTTG